GTTTATTATAGTTGTCAATGAACCTGCCATTGTTAGCAGATGCATTCTGAAGGTTTGATATTTTCAGGTTGCACTGACTTATCAAATTTTCAGTTGCTTGGATATCATTTTCAACCTTGTTAATCCTTTGGAACAATTCATTCCTTGTCTTGTTCCTGATGTCTTCCAATTTAAAGTGCAGTTGATTCAGTTCCTTGGTTTTAACTGAATAATTGGTTGATGCCTGCTGCAAGGCAATTGAAGCATCATTTAAGGCTGCATCAAGCTTGGTGATGTCTTCTTCCCTTTTATCCAAGTTAGCCTGAAGACCGGCCCAATCCTTTGCTTCAGGCTGATTTCTGTTCGCTTCATCAATCCTTGTTTCATAACTTGACAATTTCTTCTTCAGCAGGACTTTTTTTGCCGCCAATTCTTTTTTATATTCATCAATGGTCTTGCCACTGTTCAAAACAAAAATCAAGGTTGCATAATCATCTTCAGGTGTGGCAAGTTCTTCAAATACTTCATCATTGGTGATATTGCCTGCAATGGTCATCAGGACATTCCTTTGTTTTTCCCAATGCATTTGATTGAAGTATGAAACATTGGTCAACAACCTGACATTTGATGGATGAATGATGTCATTAATTTTTGCCTGATATTCTGTTGCACTTAATGGAACATCATTCCAATAATAATCAGTTGTATGACCTTTGAAGGTCTTTCCTTTTTGACCTTTTTCCCTTTGCCACTTTTCCTTGTAAACCCGTTTTAATTTAATGGATTCAGAATTGACCATGATAAAACCGGTCACTTCATGTGGCAGTTCATTCAATTCCTTTTGATTGGTGTTCTTGATTTGATAATCTTCCCTGTCCTGTTCATCCTTGCCGGTTATTAACCAAATGAAAGCAGTGTACAAGGTTGATTTTCCTGTTTCATTTGCGCCAAAAATGTCAGTCTGTTTGGAAAAGGTGATGTCCTTTGTCCTGATGCCTTTGAAGTTGTTCAGAATTAGTTGCTGAAGCATTACTTTTTTCATATTGGTTTTTTTTGAATTTGTAAAATAATAGAAAAAGGCAGTAAGTGGAAACAAACTGCCGTTTTTTGAAAATTAACCCTTTAAAACCTAAAATAAAACAGAAAAGCAAAGTTGAAGGAAACAGGGTTGAACTGTCATCTGCTGCTTTCATGCAACTGTGTTTCCATTGACACCATCCTTCAAGTTATAAGTCACCATCAGCTTCTTCATTGTTAATTGCCGAAAACTTTTAATCCACTGATGGTGACCTTTTACAACCGCATTTTTTTTGCACCCTTGGCTGCAAGTGCATGTTCATTGGGTTTAGTGCTTCTTGTGTGGTGGTTTGTGTGGTTTCTTTTTAGGCTGATTTTGCTTCAGTCCTGATGATTGGTTCTTGTTTTCCTGTTGGTGGATTTCCGGCAGGTGGTGCCTTTTGTGCCGTGATTCCATCTTCTTCTTTAATGCCACCATTGTCTTCAGGTGCATCACTTCCTGCTCCATAACCAATAAGGTCATTTGAATCATCAAAAGTTGCAAGTGCTTTAAGTTTGTCAGACAGTTCTGAAAATTCACTTTTGATGTCTTCAACTTCATTTGCTGAATTGTCTGCTTCAATCCTGTCTGCAATTCTGACAATGTCATTTGCAATTTCATTCAAGTCTGTCTTCAGACTGATTTCATCTTTCATTTTTGGGATTTTTTATTTGTGATTAAATAAGAAACAATTTTGACCGGCATAATAAACAAGGGTTGAATAATAACAACAACCACACTGCACAATGGAATAAAAAAAATAATGGATAGTAAGTAAAGAATCATACAAGGTTTTTTTGAATTTGATATTTTACTTCCGGCAGTGGCATCATGTCAGCAACATGCATCAGCATCAACCATTCTGTCAAGTTATAATCAAGCTTCTTTTTTGCGGAAAAAACCAACAGATAATGCTGTTCATTTTCATCATACTGCCAGCATTCAACAGTATCAAACAAACTGTGATACAGGACATGTTTTCTTTTTGGTTGATTGTAAAGGAACTGAATGCAAAAATCATTCCTTGTGGCAGTGAATCCCATTGCTTCCATTGCTTGCACAATTTCATTGTTCAATTTCATTTGGTTTTATTTTAGGTTAATAAGTCAATCAGTCATGTTCAACAAGTTCCATAATGTCTGTGATTCCAAGTTCCAATGCAATCACCTGAAGTGCATCAATTTTTGTCAGCCTGCCGTTTATCTTGTTCTGATTGATGTGCCGGTAAAGCATTGCATCACCAATGTCAAGTGATTCACCAATCCTTCTTCTGACAGGTACATTGTTGATTTTATTAATCACATCATCAGTCAGCTTCATTTTCATGGTCACCATCATGTAAATTGTAAAAGGCAAAAATATTGTACAAACATTACTGCACAATTATTTATGAACATTTTGTCCAAAAATAAAAAAGATTGAAAAAGGATGGCTTATTAATGCAATAATTGCAATCAAGGATGGCTTTTATTGAATAGCGGCATGGATTATTAAATGACCCTTGTTTAAAAGGTTGCTGCAACCGGTTTTATGTCTTCAAATGATTGGATATTGATGCAGTCTGTCACAACACCTTTGAATGTCCTGATTGTCCTTCCATTGCCTGCATCAATCCTTGTGAAGTTTGCAAGGACACTGCACAAGGCACCAATATTCAATGTCAATTTTGCCTTATTTGATGCACTGCTTGATTGAAAAAGAACAGTTGCACCAATCCTTGATGCACTGCATGAAAAATTGCTTGTGATGATATATTCAACACTTTCTTGAAAGGTCCATGTTGCTGCTGCAACATATGCACTTCCATTAAGAACATCACATGTCCAACCTGAAGTGCCTGCAAAAACAATTGGTGTTGCTGATGAATTAGTTTGTTCAAATATCAATGATGAATTGATGGTGATGGTGCCTGAAAAATTTACAATATTAAGTGGTTCACCATTAAGATTGAATGTGCAGGTTGTTGCACTGATGGTTGATGTGCCTGCATTGATGGTGCCGGTTGAACAAACAAAGGTCATACTTGTTAAAGTCAGTGTTTGTGAACCAAGATTGAAAGTTCCTGTAACTGTCAATGTCCTTGTTTGGAAGGCTGATGCACTTGTGATGGTCAAGGTTCCTGTTATGGTCATATTCAATCCAACTGTTCCACTTCCTGACCATGTGCCTGAACCTTGTTGAATTAGGGTTGTCGTTCCAGTGAATAATTGTGGTGTAATAAGTGTTGAAAAATAAAGATTGTTGCCATTAATTACAATGCCGGTTGTTGAAATGCTTAATGATGAACACCTGACATCATCTGCACAAATTCTTGTTGTTGATGCTGATGCAAGGACAATTGTGTTCCAAGATTTGCCATTGAATGTAAAAGTACAAGCACCTGAACTTGTCAATGTTCCTGCTGCTGAAATGGTACAATTCACACCAAGTGTGACTGTATCACCATTCACATTAAGATTAATGCCACCAGACTGGCTTAAAGTACCTGTAAACCCTGAAGTCATAATCAGTTTCAATGCAGCCTGATTTGAAATGATTGCACTTGTACCATTTGCATTGACACCAACACCATCAAAATAAACAATGTCTGCTGATGTTGGAACAGATGCATTGTTTGCACCACCACTTGATGCACTCCAATTGGTGTTGCCTGTTGCAGTCCATGCTGTGCTGCTTCCACCACCAACCCAATATCTGTCAGCCATGGTTTAAAAAGTTAAAGCGTTATCTGGTAAATTTCCATCATACCTGATGATATTAATGCAGTCAGTTACAGTTCCAATAAAGGTTGTGATTGTCCTTCCACCACTTGCATCAATCCTTGTGAAGTTTGCAAGCACACTGCAAATTGCACCATTCTTTAAAGTGATGATTGCTTTATTGGTTCCTGAACTGCTTCTGAAAGTTACAGTTGCGCCAATCCTTGTCTGGTTGCAGGTGAATTGTGTATTGATTTTATATTCAATGCCTTCCTGAAATATAGTTGTTGAACCTGTTGTGAATGTCCAATTTAAAAGATTGCATTCCCAACCATATGCACCTGCAAAAGTTGTGTTGCCTAAATTGCTTTCAATCCTGTTTGAATCCAATTTACTTAATAAAGTAATTGTTGCAGTTAAAATTGGGATGACCCTGTCAAATGTCATTCCTGTTGCATCAATTGTGCAGCTACCATTGATTTGAAAAGTTGAACCTGTCACTGTGATACTTCCTGACAAATATTTGAATGTTCCTGTATTATAAGTCACAATGCCACTTATAGTCACATTGCCATCAAAGGTCAAATTATTACTTATTGCAAGGGTTCCAGACCATATGCCACCCTTTAAAATAACATGTGTTGACCCTGTTAAGGCTGAAGTCATGGTCACACCATTTGCCTTCATGCTGAATCCATTCATGACTGCCGTATTTGCCACATTTAAAAGCCCGTTTATTTCCCAATCATCAGCAAGGGTTTTTATTCCGTTTGTTGTTATTAAAGCTAAAATCCCAGTCCATATGACACCATTGGAAGTCAATGTTGCATTTCCTGCAACAGTCAATTGTCCTGTTCCTGCCTGTACAAAATTTGCACCCAGTGTCACATTTCCGTTTGCAACAATTGTCTGGCCGTGATTGAAGATTCCTGTATATCCACTTGTTATCAAAAGTGATAAACAGTTCCGGTTGCAACCATTGTCATTTGTTGATTACCAGTTGAACCTGCACCATCAAAGATGACTGCATCTGAAGATGTTGGTACACTTGCACCACCTGCACCACCTGAAACAGTACCCCAATTTGAAGGACTTGCATTCCATGCTGTACTACCACCACCACCAACCCAATATCTGTCAGCCATATTTTTTTTAATTTCTAAATAAAAATAAAGTCAATGTGACCCTTGTCACTGTTGATGCTGAAACAGCAATAAATTCAAGTTTATCATTAAGTGCAAAGGCAGGTGTTGTCCATCCTGAAACACTTGCTGCATTGGTGACTTGTGAAGACAAGGTTGGCTTATTACCTGCACCAATGATGGAAGTGCCACCAACCTTCACATCAAAGACAATGCTTCCTGAAACATCTGCCTGAACATCCCAACCAGTGACACTTCCTGCAAATGGAATGATTGAAAAACCATATGAAGTGTTTGATGCAAGTATGACTGTTCCCATGCCATCAATTGTCACACCTTTACTGTCAATCTTTAAATTCTGTTCAAGCACAATTGTTTCACCATTATCACTGATAATCATGTCACCTTTATCACCATCACTGAAACCAGCACCTGGTGGTCCTTGTGGACCTGGGACATAAACACCAAGAAGGCACCTGAAATTGCCAATCAATGTGCCTGCACCTTCAACCCAGACAATTGGCATGGTGATATAATTGCCATTGTCAGTTGGATTGCCTGTCAACTTAAACCTTGCATATATGCTTGAATCATCAATGTCCTGCATATAAAGGATGGTGTCAGTTTGTGCAAGCATGAAAAAAGGTTTCCTGTCTGCATTTGTTATGTCCAATCTGTGAATCCAACCAATGGTGGTTGTTGGTGCCGGTTGGGTGTTTGACCTTACTGTTCCTGCTGATGGTGGTGCAGCATGTGTTGTTGAATAATTATATTCAAATAAGCTTGTACTTCCACCTGCTGCACCAGTGGCACCAGTGGCACCTGTTGGACCTTGGATGCCTTGTGGACCTGTTGGACCCTGCACACCTTGTGGACCCTGCACACCTGTTGCACCAATCGGACCTTGTGGACCAATTGGACCTTGTGGACCAACAGGACCGGCAGGACCAAGAACATAAACACCAAGCAAGCATCTTGATGTGCCTGTCAATGAACCTGCACCACCATCTTGAAAGGCAATGTTCATGGTGATATAATTGCCATCATCAACAGGGTCACTTGTCAATAAATACCTTGCAAAAACTGCTGAATTGTCAACATCCTGCACATAAAAAGTGCTGCCTGTTTTTGCAATCATTAAAAAAATCTTCCTGTCTGCATTGCTGATGTCAAGTCTGTGAATCCAAATGATGGTGGATGTTGCAGCAGTGGCAGCATTTGACCGGAAAGTTCCTGCTGATGGTGGTGGTGTTGAATTGGTTGAATAATTGTATTCAAAAAGGCTTGTGCTGCCACCATCTTCACCTTGTTCACCAACATTGCCTTGTGGACCTTGTGGACCTATTTCACCCTGAATGCCTTGTTCACCCTGAATGCCTTGTTCACCTTGTGGTCCAACAGGACCAACAGGACCAATTGGACCTTCAATGCCTTGGATGCCTTGTGGACCTTCAGGACCAATTGGACCTTCAGGACCAGTTTCACCAATCGGTCCAATTGGACCTGGGATGCCAACACCAAGGTCATTGCCGTTTATAAATGCCTTGACAGGTATTTCAACAACACTTGCTTCAACCTTCACCTGTCCATTTTCACTGATGGTTGATTCAATAATGTTGCCTGCTTCAGTGATGGTGACTTCAATCATGTGTTACATCTTTTAAAACAGTGTATTTATCTTTGAACCTTGTTTTCACCATGCCATTGTTATAAGTGATTTGAATGTCATATTTGTACACCTTCACATTTAAGTCACATACATAAGGCAGGACATCAAAAATGCATTCTGTTGCATCCTGAATCAAGATGGTGCCGTCTTCAGTTGACAGTTCCTTCATCAAGGCATCAGTTGTCAAATCCCGTATTTGCATTTTAATGGTTGCATCTTCAAGACCTTGTGAAAAATACGGGTCTTTTAATTGGAACTGAAGATTGTTGGTTGAATCATTCTGCATGACCCTGATATGATAGGGAACAAAATATTCATACACTTTTGGTTCACATGCTTCATTCATAAAATCAATTTTGACTGCACAAATGATTGCGCATTTTTTAAAGAATTATAATCATATAATTCATGATATTGAATTTCATAACAAGGTTCAGTCATGATGAATGATGAACCATTGTCACGGGTTCTGACTGTTCCAGATGGACAAAAATGTTCTTCATTTATCACTTTTGGTTTTGGCAACCATCCAACTGCTTCAACAATCTGTCTTTTTATATTATAATTACAAAAAACATAAGTGTCATTATAATAACCTGCCTGACATTGAAGGACATTCTGTTCAAAGTGTGGTTGTGCAAAGCAATTTCTGCCTGTTGATTTCACATCAATGATTTTTCCAATATAATCAATATCAATTCCACCATCATCACCATGTTTCTTCAAATGCAAATTTGGAAACTTACCAATCAAATCTCTGTGAATAAGAACTTGTGTAACTAATCCATTCACCTGCTGTTCAAACCTTCCATTGTGATGACTTCTTAAACCAAGTGGATATAATCTGACA